TAAGTAATGCTGGGTATGATCAAGAAGATATATTTTCAATTGTAACTTCTATTTCAAGTGGACAGTCTCTAAATTGGGATGGATGGGATTTGAAAAATGAAAAATTTACTGATATGAAAGAAGCAGGTATTATTGATCCTGCTAAAGTTACTAGAACAGCTCTCCAAAATGCAGCTTCAGTAGCAGGAACTATTTTATTGACAGAAGCAGTAATTGTAGATAAACCAGAAGAAAAAGAAACAAACAATTCTAATATACCAGGTATGGAGGGTCTCTATTAATGAGAGACGCAGTAGCTCTTCAAGATAAAATTCTAATAATAAATGATATGCCTCATAAAATTAAAGGGATGTATTATATACCTGGAACAAATAAAATTTATATCAAACTAAAAACACCAGAAAACACAGATATAAATTACAACCTTGAAGAGCTACTGCCTTATTTCTCTAAACAAATAAAATTATAAAAATTTGTTTATTTAAAAATTTATTGTTATATTTAATTAAAGGTTATGAATAAAAAACAACATTATGTTTTAAATGAAAAATATAGACCATCATCTTTAGAAGGTTATTTATGTTCTGATTATTTAAAACAAAATATAGAAAAATGGATAAAAGACCAAAGTATTCCTCATTTAGGATTTTTTGGTAAACCAGGTAGTGGTAAAACTACTTTAGCTAAAATATTAGTTAATAATATTGATTGTGATTTTTTATACATTAATGCTGCTGATGAAAGAAGTATAGATGTTATTAGAGAAAAAATAGGTGGTTTTGCTTCATCTGCTTCATTTAAACCATTAAAAATAGTTATACTAGATGAATCAACTCATATTTTATTAGCAAGCCAAATTGTTTTATTAAATATGATTGAAACTTATAGTTTAACCACTAGATTTATTCTAACAGGTAACTTCCCAGAAAGATTAACAGATCCTTTAAGAAGTAGATTAGATGAATATATTTTAGTTCCTCCTTCAAAAGTTAAAGTAGCTGAACATTTAAATGATATTCTAAACAAAGAAAATATTCAACATACTAGTGAAGATATTGTTAAAATAGTTTCTAAATTCTACCCAGATTTAAGAAAAATATTAAATAATACTCAACGTTATATTAAAAATGATACTTTAGTAATTGATTCTCAAATAAACATTTCAGATGATTTTAAAACTAAAGTAATTCAAGAATTAAAATCACCAAATAAAACATCTCTTACCAATATTAGACAAATTATTGCTAATTCTGGAAATAATGATTATGATGATTTATTTCGTATTTTATATGATAAAGTAACAGAGTATGCCCCTAATAGAGAAGGTGAAATAATTTTAATTATATCAGAAATGCAATATCAATCTAATTTTAGAGTAGATAAAGAAATTAATATAATTTCTTGTATTTCTCAAATATTAACTATTATTATGAAAAAACAAATAATTTAATATGAATTTTATAAATTATAATGATAATATTTATGTTAATTTTCGTAAAATAAAACTAAAAGAACACAACGAAGACTTTATTAGAGATTTAAAAGATTATTGGCATTGTGATACTTGTTTAAGAGGAAATGATGGATATTATCATTTTTGTAATAAAGTAGTAGATGTTGAAATAATAGAAGAAAAAAACAATTTAATTATATATGAAAGACCAAATGACACAACCTCAAATGAACCTTGATCTTAAGGCTACAACTGGTTTAACTACAGAAAATGGATCACCTGTATGGCAAGAAGGAGTAATTTTACGTAAAGTAAGTAAATTTATTGCTGGTACTCCTGAAGATGCTATTATTCCTATTCCTGTATTTTTTGACCCCACAACTGGAAAAATGTTAGAAGGTATGGTACCTAAAGATTTGAGAGAAGAATATGCCGATTTCATTATTTGATTGGTTAAATATTCTAACTCAAAGTAAGGATGATTGGGACTCTTTTTCCGATGAGGATAAAGAGTCCTTTAATCCTTACATGATTCATAGGTATGTTTCAATGAAATCTGAATATATTGATTTAGTAAATATAATTCAAACATTACCTAATGATAAACGACTTATTTATTTAACTTATAAATCTTTATTACCAAAAAATAAAGTATGGTTTAAATATATAAAAAACACTAATAAAGAAATAAATAAAGAATTAACAGATAAAATAGCTGAGTATTTTGTTTGTTCAACTAGAGAAGCAAAAGATTATATTGAAATTTTGGAAAAAGAAAAAATTCTCAGTATATTAGGTGAGTTAGGTATTAATGAAAAAGAAATTAAAAAATTAACCAAATGACAGAAAAATTTGAAATAAATAATTCATCTCCTGAAAATTGGATTTTTGTACCAGGTGAAGGTTACAAATATGTAGGTGATGTAAAACATTATACACAAATAGAAGATCCAAAAGACTCTATTGTTATGTCTCTAATTAAAGAACATATTGAAAGAGCTAAAAAAGGAAGAATTAAATATAACACAAATTTAGATAGAATTGATTTAAATATTATAGATTATCTTCAACATGCTAAAGAAGAAGCTATGGATTTAGCTTTATATTTAGAAAAAGCAATCAAAATGTTAAAAGAGTATGAGCAAAACACCGAAGATAATCAAGGAAATAAAAAATAAAAAATTAAAAGAAATTGACTATTCAAGTCATTCTATGATATCTTATAGTCAATTTTCTACTTATAAATTATGTCCTCATAAATGGGCTACAACTTATAAAGATAAAAATTTTATATTTTCAGATAGTATCCATACTATATTTGGAACTAGTATTCATGAAAGTCTTCAACATTATTTACAAACAGTTTATGACATTTCAGCTGCTGAAGCAGATAGAATTGATTTAACAGAACATTTTAGATCTAGATTTTCTGAAAATTATAGGCAAGCTTATACAGCAAATAATAAACAACATTTTACATCACCTGATGAAATGGAAACATTTTTTGAACATGGATTATCTATTATTAATCATGTTAAGAAAAATAGAAGGGGTTATTTTCCATTAAAACAATTTCATTTAGTAGGAATTGAAATGCCTGTGATTTTAAATCCTAATCCAAAGTATTCAAATGTGTTATATAAAGGATTACTTGATTTAGTACTATATAATGAAACAGCTAATGTTTTTTACATTTATGATATTAAAACTAGTACTTATGGATGGAATGAATATGCTAAAAAAGATGAAATAAAACAATTTCAATTAATTTTATACAAACATTTCTTTTCAGAATTATATAATATTGATCCTGAAAAAATTAAAATTCAATATTTTATAGTAAGAAGAATAATAAATGAAAATTTAGAATTTCCTCCTAAACGAGTACAAGAATTTTCACCTGCTTCAGGAAAAATTAAAACAAGTAAAGCACTCAATGAGTTAAATTTGTTTATAGAAGATTGTTTTGAAATTAATGGTAAAATAAAAGAAAAAGAGTATAATAAAAATATAGGAAAACATTGTCAATACTGTCCATTTAATGAAACTCCTTTGTGTAGTAAATATATATCTTCTTAGATTTGTATATATTTATAACCATGGAAAAAGAAAAAGATTTATCATTAACATCAGTTAAAATAAGAACAGAATTATTCAATGATTTTAAAGTTGAGTGTGTTAGAAAAAAATTTTCATTAAATAAACTTGTGAATAGAGCTATTTATTTATATTTAAATAATGAAGAATTTCAAAAACAACTCCATAGTCAAAATATTTTAAGTAGTAATAAATAAAAAAATTAGAAAAAAGTTATGCAAAATAAAGAGTTATTAGAAAAATATTATCTTCCTAAAGATAAAAGAAAGAAGATAATGTTACTGTGTGATGATATTAGAGTACACTCTGGTATTGCTCATATGGGTAGAGAAATTGTTTTAAATACAGCTCATCATTTCAATTGGGTTAATGTAGCTGGAGCTATTAAACATCCTGAAGCAGGACAACGTTTAGATGTTAGTGGAGACACTAACAAACAATTAGGTATTACTGATTCAAGTGTGTTTTTATACCCAACAGATGGTTATGGCAACCCTGATTTAATAAGACAATTAATTAAATTAGAAAAACCTGATGCTTTATTTTTAATTACGGATCCTCGTTATTGGACATGGTTATTTCAAATTGAAAATGAAATAAGAAAACATATTCCTATTGTTTATTTAAATATTTGGGATGATTATCCAGCTCCTCTTTATAACGAAACTTTTTATGAATCATGTGATGCTTTATTAGGTATTTCAAAACAAACTGTAAATATTAATAAGTTAGTATTAGGTGATAAAGGAAAAAATAAAATAATTGATTATGTACCTCATGGTATTAATCATAATACTTTTAGACCATTAGATGAAGAAGAATTAAAATCAAAAGAATTTATAGATTTTAAAAAACAAATTTGTGGTGATAAAGAATATGATTTTATTTTATTCTTTAACTCCAGAAATATAAGAAGAAAACAAATTCCTGATACTATATTAGCTTATAAACATTTTTTAGATCAATTACCTAAAGAAAAAGCTGAAAAATGTCTCTTTTTATTACATACTCAAAAAGTTGATGAAAATGGAACTGATTTACCTGTAGTAATAGAATTATTCCAACCAGAATATGGGGATATTAAATTTACTCCTGGTGTTTTAAATCAACAACAGTTAAATTGGTTATATAATATGGCAGATGTTCAAATTTTATTAACATCTAATGAAGGATGGGGATTAAGTTTGACAGAAGCTATTTTAGCTGGTACACCTATTATAGCAAATGTAACTGGAGGTATGCAAGATCAAATGAGAT